GGTGCCGGGGCGGTTACTCACCACCGGCACAGTAATACTGCGGCAGAAAGGGTGCATAGGCGGCAGGTTCTCGCCTGCTTTTGCCTCTTCCACCAAAAAGGTCTTGCCGTCCAGCTGGCGGCAGACGGCGGAGGTGCGCAAATCCAAAGTAGCCATAAACCGATACCGGATAATGCCCGCTGCTTTATAGCCCTCTAAAAAGCCCTGATTGGAGAAGTGATTGACCTCTGTACGGATCAGGCGGCTGGCACAATAGCGTTGCCCGCTGTCGCTGTCTGCACCTATGCAGTCCTCCAGCAGCCGCTCCTCCATATCGTGCAGGGTCATACCCGTCATACAACCCACTTCAATCGTGCGCTGCAAGCGCTTGCAAAAGGCGGCGTTGTTCTTCCACACACGATCGGAATAGTTTTTGCCGCTCCACTTATGGGTAAGTGCGGCCTGTACACGGCGGTCACTGATCAAGCGAAAGTCATATAGACCATTGCGCTTTTGGTCGTTAAATATAGTGCGGTAGTATGCTTGTTTGAGTGTATCTGTCAGTCGCGCTTTCGCCAGCCGTTCCTCCCGCACGCCCATGGCTACGGCTTCCGCACGAATAGCGTTCTGTAAAGCCTGCAAACGGCTGATACGGTCCGCATAGGCCGGTGCGTCCAGCATAGCGATCAACTCCCGCCGTGCCTGTGGCTCCTTGGTCTTCTGCAGCTGTTCCAGCAGCCGCTCCCGCTCCTCTGCGGTTTGGCCTGCGCTCAGTAGCTGCAAGGCATAAGCCTGGCTGATCTGACCGTTTTTAACATACCGGCGGAGAATACGCTCAATTTGCTCGTTGAGCTGCTCTACACCCTGTGCGTACATACGGTTGACCTCCACCATTGTAGCGGTGGTGCGCACTTGCAGCAGGTGCTCCAGGTCAACCGTTCGCCTTTTCCAATACTCTGCTGCTTTCATAGGTTAAGCGTCCTTTTCTTCGTCTTTCTGCCGGCCTGCCGTGTCTTTCTCTTCGTCCTCGGTCTTGTCCTCGTCCTTGTCCTCTGTCTTTGGGGCAAAGCTGTCCATATACTGCTGCTGGTTCTCCTGCTTTTGCTGTTTCATGTTCTCCACGGCTTCCGCCGGGTCCTTAACAAACCATAGCAGGGACAGCAGCGTCTGATCGTCAACCAGTCCGGCATTCTTCAAGGTGCACACCATAGAGACAATCTGCGCCTCATCAATGGGCAGCGCCACAGTAAACACCATATCCACATCATCTACGGACACCGGGTCTATACCGTTATGGGCCAGCCAGTTGTTGTATAAGGTCCAGCGTTTCTTCAGCCCCGCCTCCATGGCGCTCATCTTGCTTTTTACCAGCAGGTGCAGGGCAAGCAGCTTGAGCTTTAACGCCACGCCGCTGGCATTACCGGCAAAGGCCTGGTCTGTCATATCCGGGGTTAGGGTCATCTTGTGAATATCCGATACCAAGGTATCGTCCAGCACCTTTAATGCGTTCTCATCAAAGGTCTTTTGCACATATTCCAACCGGGCGTCCTGTGGAATACCATCTACAAAGTGATCCTGCTTTGCGGCTGCCATCGTCTCCGGCGGCAATACCGCACCATAAGCAGCTAAAATAGAATTGACAAACTTGCGCTTGTCTGTCAGACGATCGGACAGCAGCTCATTGCGGGCGTCTATCAGGTTGGCCACCTGCTCAAAGTCGCCTTGTCTCTCCTCGTTGTTCTCATAACACACCACCGGCACCTCATCAAAGAAGTGTGGCACCGGTGCACCCACCGGGTTGTACACATAATTTTCTTTATCCAGCGAGGTGCTTTCGTACTGCTGATACTGGGTAGCCGTATAGACTGTTACCGCATAGTACCGGCTGCGATCTGTGCGTTCCCGCTGCTCAAACCACAGCGCAAACAGATCCTTGTGCTCTACAGTATCATCTTGCACCAGCACGATCTGATCCGGCGCATACACTGCGGATCGCGGGCGTGGCTGTTCCTCTGTGCTGGCATATAGCAGCTCACAGCTTTCGCCATATATACCCATGGCCTTTCCGTTTCGTTGATCTACGGTAGCAATATTCTGACTATGGTAGGCCGCCATAACGGCGGAAATGTCAATCTTCTTTCCGCACAAATCGCAAAGACCGTCTTTGTCCTCATCCACAGCGTTGTGGCGAACCAGGGTGCCGTTTTGCCGATCCAGCTTGGCCTCAACCGTAGACACCAGGGAAAGCTGCGCCTGACTGTCTTTCTTGTCCCGGTCGTTGCAATCGTACTTTACCGGCTCACTTAGGAAGTAGCCGCGAATAATATCTACGATATACTTGGCATAGTTGGCCTCCGCCCGCACATCATCCTCTTCATCTCCACGGTGAAGCTGTGGAACACCGATATACCGACCATATAGGGCGCGACACCGTCTTTCATATTCATTTGCTTTACCGATCACATAATCGATCACCGCAGAAGGCAACTCGCCCCGGTCAAGGTTCGGCACATCGCGCCGGTTCATGTAAAGTATCATCCTATGTCCTCCTTGTTACGATCCGCCCCAGCGCCGTGCTTACAAAGTAACGCATAGCGTCCATAGCGTGGTCGTCCTGTTTGACCGGTTCGTCCCGGCCCGCCTCCGCCGCTTTGTCGTACCAACGGTAGGCGTAAAATTCTGCAATGGTACGGGTGCAGTCCTTACTGAACAGCAGATCTGCCCGCTGCAATAGCGTACATACGGTACGGATTCCATCCAGCACCGCGTTATCCGCCTTTAATACCTTGAGCCCCCGCCTTTGCAGTTCTGTAATGAAAGAAGCCGCCGAAGGGTCTACGACCACACAGGTGTATGGCGTGTTTCCCAGGAACTGTACCAGATCATCTGCGTATTCGGCGTCCGTCTTTTGCCTGTGGTTCTCCCGCCCGGAATAGTAATATTCCTTGGTGCATAGCCATTTGCCATGGTATTTGCGCCACATCAGGAACACCGTAGGGTTTAGCGTACCGTAGTCCACACTGATATAGGCAGAACCTTGCAGTTCGTTATCCGGCGGCAGCGGAATACAGTGCCGACTTTCGTCAAACATATCGTAGATCAGTCCCTCCGCCGTCTTCCATTCGCCCAGAATGTACCGGGCATAAAAAACGCCCGCATACATCGTTCTGTACCGGGCTTTGACCTCCTCTGTTAAGGACAAATTGTCGTCCATCGTAAAGTGGAGGTAGAGTATTCGCTTTTCTTGCCGCTTCTCCGGCAGGATCCATTCTTCATAAAACCAGTGGTGTGGGTTATCCGGGTTACAGTTGAACCAGAATTTTGCACCACTGACAGAGCACCGGGCGGTGGCCTGCTGCACAAAGGACTGGGGCATTAAAGCCACCTCATCGAAAAACACACCTGCCAAAGTCATACCCTGGATCAGATCCTGGCTGCTTTCGTCCTTGCCCCCGAAAATGTAAAATGCGTTTTCCGTATTACCCCGTGTTACCACAAGCACATTGTCGCTGCGGCTGTATTTCACCTGATACCCACGACTTTGCAGCATTGCAGGCAGAAAAGAAAGCACGTTCCGGCGAAAGGAGCTGATCGTCTTACCGCACATGGCAAAATTCATGCCGCTGTAGGTACTCATGGCCCACAGAATATAGCTAAGCGCCATACTTACCGTCTTACCGGATCGTATAGCGCCGTCTGCAATTATTCCGTTTTTGTCGCTCACAGGTGATGTTTTGCACCACCAGGTGAGCACCTGGAGCTGCTTGGCGGAGAATGGCTGAAAATGAAAGGTGCTTATTCTTCCCATGCCTGTTCACCCGCTTTCTGCTCCAAGGCCTCCAGAAAGCCATCGTCCGTCTGCTCATCTTCATGCCCTCGGGCCAATTCAAAGTGACGCAGAAGCTCTGCCAGGGCTTTCACCCGATCAGATGTATTCGGCGGCTTTGCCGTCTCTGCAAACCCGATGGAGCACAGTG